AGGCGCTGCTGGCGCAAATGCCGTCGCAGCCGTCGCATCTAAAAACCCGCTTGTATTATCCACCGCCCACATGGCCTCTAAGTAATCCCCAGCATTTACATCAAAGATCGCAGAACGCGACACAACCAGCACGGCGTTGTTCTGGTGTAATGCGTTCTTCATTGTTGAACCTGTAACGTCAGTGCCGTTAATCCGAGGCCAAAACCAGAAGTTCACTGTGCTGCTGGACGTTGACGCAATCTGCGCGCTAAAGCTAATCATGTATTGACCAGCTTCAGCAAACACAATGCGACTTGCGGGTGTTCCGTTTGTGACACCTTCGGCAATGCTAGACGTGTACGTTAAAGCGTACGCTGTGTTTGTCGATGCCGCTGTCTGGTCTGTCGTTACGCCGCCAGCGTATTGACCATCCTCAAGAACAATCTGCACAAACTCGCCATCCTTGGAAACAACGGGATACTTGTTTACGTTGTCCCACAAGATGACGCCGTTTTCTGACGGGTTATCTTCATCCGTCTTAAACCCTAACTTGGACAAGTTGCGCTGCAAGTATTGCGTTAACTGTCGCCCCCACTGCTTCCAGTCTGGCCCGAGCGGTGGAAGTATCGGCGAGGGCATTAGCGAGTGCCTCCGGCTTTTACGTCAACGCGCATATTGCCTACACGCCAGTCCGCGAGTTTTGCCCCCTCGACGCGCATACGCATTTGTCGGCCAGAAAACCGAACGGATGTCGGATTGGATGGCGTAAATGGCCCGTGCGTTGTCTCCGTTGCATTTGGGTAAAAGCGCGTCTTAAATGTGACGTTAACGTCGCCTTGCGTTTTTTCGTCTGGGATCAATTTGGTGATCTTGCCGATTTGCTCACCAGATCCTAGCGACACTGGCCCCGTCTCAGCAAACACTGCCCCGCTGTCTACGTTAAGGCCAACCTCATGCTCATAGATGTCGCTGTCTGCATCGTGGCCCGCCATGAACGGATAACGGAATACGCCGCGCTGGACGCCGGATGTGCGTGATAAGTTGCCAATCAGCCAGTGGCCTTCCTTGTAGTCGTAGGCGACATAGCGGTCGATTTCCGTGCTATCTCCAGAACAGTAAAACCACCAGATTTCGCCAAATTGCCCATTTGCAAACGACCACACCTTTGACTGCTGGGCTTGGTTAAAGTCGCCGAAGACATAATCGAAGACGTCGCACTTAATTTCCTGCACAGAGTTTCCGTCAAAGCGGAAGAACCCGCGCTGCCCCATCCAAAAGACGCCAGCGTCAACGTCTGACGCTGCCTTGCGTGATATGGCGCCGCAGGACGTTGACACGCGCTCAAAGTTATACACAAACGGCGGGCCGGAGTAGCGCGCGATATGCGCCGACGTATCCGTCAGGATAAGCGTCTGGCCGCGTGTGCGGATGCCCTGCATAATCTGGCCGCTGTCTGTCAGCTCTATGTCGCCGGCTTGGTTTGTCGATGCAGGCGTCCAAAGCGTGTTATCTTCAAAGTCGCACCACTGCACTTTACGCGGGTTACCGCCTGCGCCGAGTGCAAAGATAAAGCGCTCCTCGGTGACAACGAGGCCAAGGTTATCGGTTGGTGCGTTCGCAACCGGCGCCGCTTTTGCGCTAGATCCAAGCTGCCACTCTAGCAGCCGCCCGTCAGCGTATGAGACGGCAACGAGATATTCGCCGTAGTTATCCAACGACCACGTAGTGGCCTCGGCAGGCACTGATCCCGCAAGCTGCTGGCGCGGCGTGCCGTAGAAGCCAGAGCCATAAAAGCCGTACCCGTAGCCAGTCTCAACTTCAGCGTCCTCGCGACCCGCCACCAAGTCTGTCGGCGTAATATCGTATAGCGTACCACTGCCAAGCATGACCTTGAGTGCGTCGTAAGAGCCGCCGGCGAGGTAGGCAGAGTTGTCATTACTTTCCCATGCGTGCATACCGCGTACTGGGTTTGTGGCAAAAGATGTCTTGCGTTCGCGCCAACCACCAATCGGACGCAAGCTGTTATCGCGCCAGCGCACTAGCGATCCGTCACGCCACCGACCCGATTGCTCTAGGTCAGTGCCGTTGCGGTAAAAGCCTGCGGGTATGTCTAGTGGTATGAGCGTCATGGTGTTGCTCCATAAACTGTGCCGTTGTTAGTTATCGTTACAGCTGTGCCAGAGATAGCTGCGCCACCTGCACCGCCTGAGCCGCCACTACCTGATGAACCGTTAGCGCCCCAACCGCCACCACCGCCACCGTGACGACCATAGCCATTATTGGGTGCAGCGTCGCCATTAGCGCCACCGCTGTCGCCCCTTGCATAGTCACCAAACCTGTCTGGGCCAGCAATGCTTTGATAAGCACCCCACGCACCTGTGCCAGACTGACCAAAAGGAGGATAAGCGGGGTCAGCAATAGTTACAATACGACCACCACCGCCGCCTGAGCCGCCGCCATCTGCGCCACTAACGTCAACAGAAGCACCACCGCTGCCACCAGCACCGCCACCGTAGCCCCTTCCACCCTCATAAGTTTTACCGCCATTTGATCCAGCCTGACCAATAGCCCCGCCAGCCCCACCTGCTGTTCCGCTGTAGTTCTCTGTGCCACCTGCGCCACCACCTGCGCCACCGCCGCCGCCAGCGTATGTACCTCCGCCACCGCCGCCGCCACCGCCAGCGATAAACGCTCCTGATGCATTGGTGATTGAAACGCCTGTAGCCGCATTAGAGATAGCCGAACCGCCAGCTTGCCCTGACCCAGATGACCCGTTGCCGCCGTTGCCGCCACGTCCAATGATGTAGCCGTTATTAATGAGTATCAACTTTTTATTGAACGCCGAGGATATGGTGAGGCCCGCAGTAGCCGTGTCATCAGACCAGATATAAACACCTGATCCAATAGTAACCTCTGCGACTGTGCCGCCGCCCCATCCCTGACCCTGTAAGTATGTCTCTAAATCTAGTTCCTGTTGATCTGCTGAGATTGCGAACCGCTGCAATGCGTTAATCCGCCCAAAGCCGCGCGCTGACATTGCTCCAAATGTTGATACTACAGGCATCAATGCCCCCTATGCAAACTGTGCGATACTAGCAAGAACGGTGTAAGTTGCTGATGCAGTCTTTATAATCGTGAACGTATATACATCAATCCCGCTTGCGTTCCCTTCGTCTGGAGCAGAGCCGTTTTGCCACTTCGGTGTGACCGCAACACCATCAACTTGATAGGTGTTTAAATAGTACGCCGTAGAACCCTGCGTCATGGCAACGCTTACAGTAATGCTTTCATTGTTTGACAACACGCTATTCAGCGTAGTCGATCCATCGCCACGAAAGTTGATTGTGCGGTTTGCTGTTTGGCTTGCAGTGTAATATTCAATTGCCTGCGTTAAGCAGTCAAAGTTAATCGTGCCAGTTGTGCTTGTCTGCGCTGTTACTTTTTCAACGACCTCCTCAATCTTAGTCGTGCCGTTTAAGTCTGCGTCCGTATTAACATATGTTGCGACATCAGACATGGCGACCTGCACCATCGTGCCATCGTCATTCACAACAACGCGGTCAGCATCCACCAATGTCGTGGACGTTGCCGCTGTGCCACCATCGACGATGTTTAACTCTGTTGCTGTGGACGTAACGCCATCCAAGATATTCAACTCTGCCGCTGTCGCCGTGACGTCGGTGCCGTTGATCGTCAGTGTGCTAAGATCGGGCGCGATTGTGCCAGACGTGCCGTTTACGCCGTCAACAATCGTGTCTAGCGCCGTGTTGATCTGCGTTCCCCAAGTTGATTCTGAGCCGCCGACCGTGGGTTTGGTTATGCTAATTGCCATATTCTAATCCTCTGTTAAGCGCACAATAACACGCTACGCCGCTTCAGTCCATGTTTCGCTAGACACGCTCTGTTCTGTCCAAGTGTCGCTTGGCTCTGCCTGCTCCGTCCAGATTTCCGCATCAAAATCTTGTTCCTCCCACAAGAACCGCGCTGGGCCGACTTGCGGTGCGCCAGCGGTAATTGTGGCAAGCGTAATGCTATGAATTTGCGTGATGCTTGGCTCACCGATAATCGGTGCAGAACCAGTAAGCTCCGCGTCAAACTCGTAATCCTGCGTGATCGTCGTGCTGTCGATGACAGGCGCAGAGCCGTCAATGCTATCCGCTGTCAGCGCAACATTCTCAACCAGCGTTGGGCCGTCAATCGTTGGTGCTGATCCGTCAATCGCAGATGCCGTAATGTCGTGCGCTTGCGTGATGACTGGCTGATCTACCTGTGGCGTTGCTGCGATTTCAACAGGCGATATTGCGTGATTTTGCGAAATGCTACTTGCATCAATGACAGGCGCAGTGCCATCAATATCTGTCGACACCAACACATGATTAACAGCAACAGTAGGCGCATCAACCAGTGGCGCGGCATTGTCGATTGCTGTCGCAGTGAGAACGTGAACCTGTGTAAAGTCAGCATCATCAACGCTTAGGTCAGCCGCTGTGATTGCTACGCTTGTTAGGGTGTGGACTTGTGTGACCGTAGATGTATCAACAACAGGTGCAGCAGCCGTGATGTCTGTAGATGTAAGCGCATCATTCGGACGTGACAGAACAGGAGCATCAATGCTTGGCGCTGGGGCTGTTATGTCATTAGCGACCAAAACCTCATTGACTGTAATGCTAGGCGCATCAACGATAGGCTGACCAGACGTGATGTCTGTAGACGTTAAGCCCTGATCGTTGGTAATGTCTGGGCTGTCAATCGTAGGCGCACCAGCCGTGATCTCGGACAGCGTAATGTCATGCACCTGAGTAATGCTTGCGGCCTCGATGCTAGGCGCAGCCGCTGTGATCGCAACAGGTGTTAGCGTGTGGTTTTGAGTGATACTTGAGACATCAACAACAGGCGCACCAGTAGCGATCTCTGTCCCAGTAAGCTCATTGCTTTCTGCTACAGTTGGGGTATCAATGACAGGTGCGGCATTGGCAATCTCAGCCGCAGTAAGATCGTGAGCTTGCGTAACGCTTGAGCTATCAACGATAGGCGCTGCATTGGCAATCTCAGTCGCAGTAAGATCGTGAGATTGCGTAATGCTTGGACTGTCAACAATAGGCGCGGCGTTAGTAATAGCAACAGCACTCAGGCTGTGAACCTGAGTGATGATAGACGTATCAATGCTAGGCGCAGCCGTTGTGATCTCTGTGCCAGTAAGCTCATTGCTTTCTGCTACAGTTGGGGTATCAATGACAGGTGCGGCATTGGTGATCGCAACAGCAGTTAAGCTGTGAATCTGTGTAACACTTGGGCTGTCAACTGTAGGCGCGCCAGTCGTGATTGCATCAAGAGCAAAAGCCTGTGCCTCGACAACCCCATCATCCGCTAGGGAAGCAGCAGCTAATGGGGAAAAGCCAAGCATCGGTTACTCCTACGGTTTAGTGGGCCACGTTACGCTGTACGGAAAGCCATCCTGATCTGTTATATCACGAAGCGCTTGTCTGTAAGTTGTCATTGCAGCAGACATTGTGTTGTCAGACAATGCCAGATAGTCAGTTTCAGCTAATAGCCTGTCGCGTTCTTCTCGCAATTTAGCCGCCAATCTATCATTAGCACCCGCAGCCCATGCAGTTTCTTCAGCTTGACGGGCCGCTATTTCATCAGCAGTCATATCAACAAGAATACCGTTTTTGTATTTCTTCATTATGCTACCCCATAAAGCCTGATTGTTCCGCTTTCAAATGTGCCACTGTCAGGTAATATGCGTACATCTGTAATTGTCGCATCTGTATCGTATGTACCTGAGAAATTACCTTGAACAACATAGTCAGCTTTTGATGTGGTAAACAAACCATGCGTATGAAAACGTTGGCTTGATGATTTTACATTGTGCAAACTGTAATCAAAACTTAGCAAAGTAGAACTAAGAACACCTTCAGCAATTACTATTTTAGTGTCGCCACCTATTTGCCCACGGTTTGACCCAGTAGCTTGGGTTTGTGCTACGGTTCTGTAACGTCCGCCCCAGAAATAAGCACTAGCCGTACTTATAAAAGTTGACCCACCGTCTGTAGAAACTCTGAGCCACAAATCATCCCCTGCGCTAGTTGTAATTCCATCACCAATAAGCTGATAGACATTAAAATCGCCAGTCAAAGAATAATCAACTGACGAAGTAGACGATGTGATTTCTGTCGTTGCTATATGCGATAGGACTAATGCCATGTTATACCGCCGTGCTTCCCGCCATGTCGTCTTGATCCATTACCCAAGCATAGCACTTATCCAAGAATGTCGCACCAGTCTTTGCTTCGATGTCAGTCAGGTTTGCGTTGTAACGCTTGAAGTCCACCTCACGAGTGTCGTCAGTCGGTGTGCTTGTTGCATATGCTGACAAGTCAATCATTACTGAGAACTTAGGGTCAGTGCCACGATTACGGCTGATTGCCGCTGTGACGATGCGATAGTAAGCATTGTTGAAGGCGATACCATACTGGCTGTTACCTTCTGCGATATTGTTCTGAATAGCCATGTTGATCTCCTTAATAGGTTACTTCAGATGTGTGGATCGTAGCAACCCAACGAATGTTTGTAGAGGCTGCACCAGTTACTGTAATTGCCAAGCCACCGTTGGTTGTGTCTGCACTCAGAGCCATGCCCCAAGCGGGTGTGTTGTCCAATACAGTTGTAGCTGAGTTGACCAGCACAGTCGTGCCTGCGGAGCCTTCTCTGCGGATCAAACCCTCAATCTTCCATGCTGCACAATCAGTGCCAGCAGAGGCTTGTTCACGGGCTACGATGGTGCCGTGGAAGGCGTAGGCAGAATTGTTGGGCAGGATGACTTGGTTGCTGGTTCCTGCCGCTGCGTTGTTTGTCGTCAGGGCTTCTGGCGTTGCGTCTGTGGTGTCACTGCGGAGGACGAACAAGC